CTTGATGGCCTTCTTCCGGGTGGCCTTCGCGGGCTCGGAGCCGTAGACCAGGAAAGGCGTCAACTGCGCCTTGACGTTGACGTCTATGATGCGGTCATACTCGGCGATGCGGCGGGCGTACCCTTGGATCATGCTAAGCATGGGGATGCGCAATTCGTTGTCATACACCATGGCCGCGTCGCGGTCGCGGTAGACAAGCACGCCTCCCACGTCCTGGGCCCATGGCTGGCAGTGCCGCTCCCATACGCGCCCGTTGGGCGCGGTAAGCATGATGCGGTTGGGGTCGTAGTACATGTTCCAGTTATCGCTCGGGGCCATTTGCGCGAACAAAAGCCCGCCCGATTCCTCGAAGAACGCGCCTGCGCCGAAATGCAATAGGATCCATTCGACCGCGCGGGAAGGGATGCCCGCGGGCAACCCGTCCCATTTGAAGCAAGAAAGCGCGAGTGTTTTCAGGTAGCGCTCCCAGTAACGGAATTGCCACCAGTCGAATGCCTGGTCGCGGTTAGCGAGCATGCGGGCGTATTTCTTGCCGTACTGCCCCTCGCTCACCAGCTCGGCGATATCCTCCTCGTCGTATCCGTATATGTTGATGTTTGCCATTGTTCACCTGCCTTACAGGGGCTTGTTATCCGCGAAATCGAGCGTTCCGATATCGCGGGGGTTGTTGTAGACGGTCACGCCCTTCTCCATGATGCCGCGGATCACCTGCTTGGAGCCCTCGTCGGCCTGGGCGCTGTCCAGGTAGCATTCTTTCACGCGCCAGTACGTGGCGTGCGTCATGGCCTGGAGGTTCTGCGGGGGCTGCATGAAGGCGTGGTATGCGTATCCGTAGCGGAGCCAATACTCGCCGATAAGCCGGATATGGGCGCGGTCGGGCATTTTGACGCGGTATTCGACGCCGAACAACCCGTTCGCCACGTTGAAGCCGTTGCCGCCCTGCTGCCCCACTACGGAAGGCGGCAAGAGCGCCGCGTCCTGTACCGCCGCATCTATGCCAGCGATTGCGTTAGAATAGTCGCCCTGCGCCGCGAATTCGGCGTTTTCGGCGTTGGCCGTGGCGATTCCGCGCTGCGTGGCCTGGCTGTTTTGGAACTGCATATTGCCGCCCACCAGGTTCACGCCGCCCGAGACAAGCCCGGCGACGGCGCCGCCGTAGTTCATGTCCGCGATTGCGCCGATAGTCCCCACGGCCATGTTAGCCGCATCCTGCACGTTCTGGATCGCTTTGTTGCGGTCGGCAAGGTCTAATTGGGCCATGGAATTCTCAAGGTTCAATTGATTGTACGCCTGGGAACGCGCAAGGCCCCAGCCCGCGCTCTGGTATTGGTATGAACGGGTGTTCACCTGCGACGCCATGTAATTGATGTAGCTGTCGTTGGTCAATGCGAATTGCGGGAAGTCGGAAATCCAGAGCGCCGAATCGAGCCCGCTGCCGCGGATGGCAAGACGTCGGCGGGTGGAATTGGTCGAATCGCGGTATGTGAACTCCTGCGTCACTTCGGGATTGTCGATGATGCCGTAGTTTTCCGGAAAGATGCACACGCGCGTGAAGGGCGCCGGGAACGTGGACGCGATATCGAACCAAACCGTGGGGGTGAACAACAGTTCGGGCTTGTATAGCACGTTGGCGCCGTTGAACGCCGTCAATTCGATAACGGAATAGGGGAACGTGGCGAACTTGACAAGCCAGGAATAGCGCTTTTCAACCTGCCCCATGATATCTTCCATCGGGCGCTCTTTGAAGAACGTCTGCGACGGCGTGTTGAGGATGTTGACCAGGTCGCGGGCGCGAACCGTGCCGATCGTGGTGTCATAAATGAATTCCTCGCCGATAAGCCGCTTCGGGAAAAGCGTGGCCGAAAGTATGCCCTTGGACACCCATGGCGCGTTTTTAAGCTGCTCGAAAAGGCGCGGCGCGTCGGCACCGTCCACGGCCCAGTATGACATGCCGCTTGACATGCCGTCGTAGTTGCCGCCCTCGGATGTGGCAAGGCTCGGCGCGTCCATGGTGCCCCAATTGGCGCTCAAGTCGGTAGTGGACGCGAAAATGACCACCCACGGGTTGGGCGTGCCGTCCTCCAATGAGTGCCATTGCTGCGTCACGATGCGGTATTCGTTTCCCACGTCGAGCGATTCGGGCACCGTGGCGTACTGCTGCAAGCCGCCCGGGGCCCACTCGCCGTCACTGTGCCTTGAGTACCAATACGCTTGGGATGCCGCCCAGTGGCCTTGCTCCAAAAAGCACCGCCCGAAATGCACGCCCATGATGTAGGTTTGCCATACGTCGAGCTCCACGGTCAACGCCGTGGTGTTCGGCGCCACGTAGGCAACGCCTGTGACGAAATAGTAGAGCGTGGGAGGGGTCGCCTCGCCGGGAACGGGCAAGGTCGGGTTTTCGACCACGCAGTAGTTGTATACGTATGCCCGCGAATAGGGCACGTTCACCGTAATGGGCTCGCCGGGCTTGAGGAAGGTCATTTTGTCGAGCTTTATCGAATCGCCCTCGAGCCCTGCGAAATATGCCGTGCGTGCGGCTTCGGAGGGAAACCGCACGCAATCCCTGTAATTGCCGTCCCACGGCACGCGGCAAAGCTGGAGCGTGCTTTCGACGGGCCATGAAATAGGGGTGAACGGCATCAGTACCACCTGCTATTCTTCGGCGATGGTAACGGTGCGGAACTTGGTATTGTCGGCTGCGGCGTAGGCGGTCACGTAGAGCTCCGAATAGGTAGCGTCGGCCGCGATATGCAGGACACCCAGACGATCCACATAGGTGCCGCTGTCGGGGTAGACCACGAAAGGCTCGCCAGCGGTGGCGCCGGACTGGGCGGGCATGGTGTTGCCCACGCCGGTGATGAGGAAGTATGCCGCCGCGTCGGTGGAACCGTCCGAATAGGTCACGGTCGGGGTCAGCGGGATCTCGGCGCCGGGCTCCAGGGTGTAGGCGCTCACGTCTGCCACGGTCACGCTCGAAACGGTGCGGGCCGCGCCCTGCGTGATGGTGTCGGTCTCGGTGGAGAACAGGCACATGTTGCGCATGCGCGAAAGCCCCAGGATCTGCTGGACGTGGAGGAAGTAGTTCCAACAATCGGCCTTCGGGTTGTAGATCGAGGTCATCTTGGCGGGCACGCGGTCGGCGACGCGGTAGGCGTCGGCGTCGATGAGCATTGCCTGGGCTCCGGCGATATCGAAATCATCCACCACGATGACGCGGTCGGCCACCCATTCTGCCTTGTCCATGTTGAAGGCGCTGGCCAGGTTGAACACGTCCTGTCGCGCCATGACCTCGGGGGTGGTCAGAAGGACGAGCTCGCGGCTGGTGACGTCCATGCCGGCGGGGTTGTAGGCCGTGTTGTAGAAGCCCTTGAGCTTGAGGTAGGTGGCGCGGATGCGCTCGGTCAGGGTCTTGGCGTCGTCCTCGATGTTCTGGCTCGTGGCAAGGTTCGGCACCTGGATGTTGGGCATGTCGCCCCACTCGTCGTGGGCGCTCTTGATGAGGCCCTTCATCAGAAGGTACTCGTCCCATTCCGCAGACTGCATGGGGAGCGCGAGCAGGTTGTTCATGTACGCCCCCAGCTGGCCCTCGTTGACGAAAGCCTCGCGGAGCAGTTCCTCGTTGAGAGTCATCTCGTAGACGTTGCGGCGATTCACGGTGTAATAGGCGACGTTGATATCCGGGACGTTCTGCTCGAAAACGTTGGTGGCGCCGGGGTCGTATTCCTCGGCCTTGAGCAGGTTCGCGCCGATCTCCTGGATCATCGAGCCGTATCGCATCATGCCCATCTTGAGGGGCTTCAAGCGGTTGGAGAATTCGTTTTCGTTGAACAGGGTCAGGCCGATACGCCCCAAAAGCAAATTTTGAAATTCATTCCAAAGGGGCTGGTAGCTTTGGAGGGTGGCCAGCACCTTGGGAAGGTTGGCACGGGTGGCCGCGGGGATGCGGTCTTTGTACTCAAGCGAGGCGTTCGCGCGGATCGCGTTCAGGATCGCTGCATTGGATGCGGAAACGGTTTTAGGCATAATCCATCACTCCTTTTATTCGTCTTTGAAAAGTTTGGTAACGTCGGCGGCTTCGTCGTCGGCCTCGTCCTCGGCGGCTTCGTCGGCCTTGGCCTCGGCGGTGACGGCGGTCATCAGCTCGTAATTGCGGGCTGCGGCGTCCTCGTACTTCTTGCGCCACTCGTCGCGCTCGCCCTCGAGCGTCTCCACCTTGGCCGCGAAACCGTCCGAGAT